CCGTACTCCTTTTTTGTAGTCTGAAGAATAATATCTCAAACAGCCTTGAATCGTTATCCTACCTCCCTTTCGGGTTGGGGGCTTAACTTTCTGAGTCTATTGATACTATTACTCCGCAGATTTACTTAGAGAGAGGATAATTCAGAGGATATCACATTCCTCGAACTATACTTTCGATAAGACAAATAAGGATCAAAGTTTGCATCAATACCTTCTCAATATAAATATCAAGAAAGTACCTAACAGACTTGATTAACCTTATATTAGACTCATCTAACTTCTCCTGTAAGATTGTTTACAACTCGGAATAATTTTTTATCACCGATTTTTAAACCATCTACTGGATTAGTTGGAGAGACTAATTTCTTATTCTCAAGCTCCTTCTTTCAACTCATAGCTTTAAGAGCGGAAGTAACTAAATTCATAGTGAATTTTGGTTTCTTCTCAATCTTAATCTTTTTAGAAATTTTATCATCAGCACGAGCTAAGATAGATTTGACTTCTCAATATCTATCTATAGATTCGGTTGTTTCAAAAATTTCTTCTAAAGATGCTTTATATGGGATAGGTCTACTTAATCTGTTAAACAGAGGAAAGAAAACTTCATCTCATATAAGTTGATAGAAAGACACTTTCATAGCATTGAAAGCCATCTCTTCATTGTAACCTTTATATACAGTTTGGTGATATCTAGATTCGTCACTTAGTGTTGTATTCTCTCATACGAAAGAATCCTCACCTTGATAGAATCCAGGTCCCAATTGTACTTTAGGTAACTTTCCAGAAGGATAAACAGGTCGTTTATGATGACTTGCGTATGCTTCTGAAACTTCAGAATCAGTTACTGTTCCCCTAGGGTCACAGACAACTTCATCTGGGAAGAGATAATTGATAATCTCTAAAGATAAATCTTTAGAATCATTAAATACAGAAATATTAATTTTTAATTTATGTTTCATGTATTCAGTTATTCAGTGAAGAATTTCTTTAGAGTACTCTGATTTTCTAAGTCTCAAATCAGTTTTATTATTAATTAAATTAGAAACTATTAAGGACATATATGCCTTATTAGTTCCTTTAATAATATTACTTTTAAGAGACTTAGTAAGATCAGATTTATCAATTATGCTTTCAAATACATTAGCTAATGATAACTTTCCTTCTTGATGGTACTTGTTAATCACAGAGAAAAGGGTCAAATTAATGTTCCCTTTCCCTATTGACTGACAAGTCATATCTCCTAATCAATTTATGATACCGGTATTACCTATATAAGCTCTATCTAATAGAGTATATACAGAATTAATACGGCCCATAAAAGAATTATTAGATATCAACATCTTTCAAGAAAGAGCAGAGATATTTTTAGCTCTAAGCGTTGTCACTTTAAGATATTCCACACAAGGAATACTGGCAACAACACTTTTTGTTGCATTTATAGGCACTCCAATATCGTTCATTATCTGAAGATATTCTTGTGCTACATCTGCATCAAAAAGAACCAAATCATCACCAGTGATTTCATAATTGCTATATCATTGAAATTCTCCAAACAATAAGATAATTTTCATTTTCTTATAGAATGGAAGACTTCTTTGATAAGCAAGTTGAACCAAAAAGTGATGAGTAACAGCAAGCATATTGAAGGAAGATAATGCACCCATTGGCTGTCCAACGGCATAACGTAAGTTAACACCGTGTCCAGCACCAATAGTGTAAGATCCATCTTCAAATACCTTAGCTGTCCCATTACCTAACCCTGGTGATAAGTTCACACTTTCCTTAAACAATGCGGGATTAATCTCACATTGTTTCTTGAAAGATAAAATTTCTTCATCAGTTCAGGCTAGGTAATAGTCTCTGCCGACCATCAATTGACTCCACAAATCGGTTACTTTCTTTCCAATAATTTTAGAAAGAATAACCTTTTGTAAATCAATTGGTAGTCTATCAGTAGCTGCAGACAAATCATAACCAAAACTTCGGCCACATTTGGATTTTTCGGCTGCTCTCTTTCAAGAAGCAACCTGATCCTTTGTACCATCGTTTGGTAATGATGCTAGGAAATCAGTAAGCATATTATGTAATGGAGATAATATAGATTGAGTCCATATATCTACCATCGCAAATACTCTTACTTTCCCAGCCGGCTCCAATTTTCTAGATAATTGTCCTACACGAGGAAGAGTACCGACTTTTGAGACTTTATATTGATCTCATAAACGAGTACCACCTGGTAGTTCAAATTTAGAACTAAGTATAGAACATTTCTCTACAAGTTTATAATACTTGAAGATTCCTGTTCAAATACTTAGTAATCTAGAATACCCAAGTTCATTCATGTAATCTAACATAACCTGTCCTAAACCTGCTTTTGCAAGTAAGTACGGGTCATTAAAGATTCCAAGTCACGAAACTTTGGTCGTTGGAGACGATGTCTCAAGTAATAGCATTCCTGGATCAGATTTTAAGATAGATGTACGAAACATTCTCTTTGAGTTCTCAACTAATGTTGCCAACTCTCTAGAGACTCTTTCATAACCTTTCTTATTACCTGAAAAAGGATCCGTTATGGTTCCTAATTTCAGTTTTCCAGGTATATTCACGATTCGATAAACAGCAAATAAAGTTAATCAAAATCTTATAACAGATGTTGATCCACTTTTCATTGCACGTCTATCGTGTAACGGAATATATCTAGGAAATCCTGAAGAGGTTAACCTACGGAGAGATAAAGAAGGATCTAGCTCACGCAAAGATTCTAATTTATTTCCTGCTATTGCCTTTTGTATTGCTAATTGGCTGAATTTAAGATAAGAAACAACATATTTACCTCCATGTTTACGATTCATTCGTAAAATGTAGTTAAAGAAGTTGTGAATTTGTCTTAAACGAAAGCTAGTTCTTCCTTGTCTTCCAAATATGGCTAGAGAAACTCTCCAGCCTAATCTAGAAGATAAGGCTAATAATTCAATAGAATTATTAAGCGATACCATAGGTTCTGATTTTATCGTATCTCTAAATAAATCTCTTAAAGATATAAATTTTATATTTTTCATAGATTTTATTTAGTCTTAGTTTTACTTCTTTGCAGAAGAATCCTAAAGATACAATAAAGCAGACATCTTTAGCGGATCTTGGATAAAAACAAACCAAAATTCACTAAAGATGACCTATTTCCGTTGTACTCCTGTGAGGGAGGACGGGAAGTAAGAAGACTGCTTTAGCCCTAAAGAAAGCTAATTATTAGTTATTTAATCGTGAAATTAAATAAAGTAATAACCGGCTGACTCTAGTAAAGTTAAGCTTCTTCTTATCCAACATTATACATCTCAGTAAGATTTACCTCGAAAGAGGGCCTTACGGGACATATAAAGATGTCGAATAAGTGATGGTATGAACACCAAAGCTTATTTCACATCCCAATATTCTATGACTTAAGCATTACATTTAAATTATCCTACCTCCCTTTCGGGTTGGGGGCTTAATTTAAAGAGTAGTGAAAAGCTATAGAAAACGGTTTGTAGGGTTACTTTGTAACTCGACGTTTCCGAAGAAGCGAA